TGGATAGCTTTCATAATCTTTAAGAAGTCACGTAAAGCACCTCTACGAAGATGAGGTATTGATTCTGCTACTACGCTTATTTCTGTGTTTGGTGTTTTAGCAGCACGGTCTATTAAGATGGGAAGTATGCCGTAAGTTTTACCAGCCGACGTTCCACCTTGTACAATCTTGATTCGTTTTTTTAACGCAAGTATTTTATTTATTGCCGTCGTTCTTTGAAACATCTGGGAATAATGGTTGCTCAATATTGGTTTGTTCTATTTGCTCTTTTAATGCGTTTAGCCTTGCAGTTATGCTTGGGTTGTATTGCCCTACCATACCACCTTTAATCTGGTCATCTCGTATTTCTTTGCGTATGCGTGTAGAGATAGTACAAAAATCTTCGTAAGCTTTGTTTGTATTCTCTAAATAATGCTTTGCCGTAAAGTTATATTTATCGTGACAGAAGATTTCAAACCCTTCTAAAGTGAATGGTACTTCTAGTGGTTCTCCTACCATATCACCTGTTCTTTGGTTTAGGTGATATTTGAATCTGGGGTTCGTTTTTGTGTAGCTTTTATACTCCTTAAATATTTCTTCTAATTGTTTTGGGTCTTTAATTTTTTTCGGTCTCATATTAGTCTTCGTATGTTAAATAAACTTTGCGCATTTTCTCTATAATTTCACGAACACAACTTGCACAACTTGTAGCGTTTTGCTTTACTTTAAAAATTCTGTTGTATATTTTTAGTAGTGCTTGTTGTTCTGTTGGCTTAATAGTATTTCTTTCTATTGTAAACCATTCGTGTAGCCATTTGTATTCGTCTTCCTGTAGACACTCTGGCTTTCGTGTTCTGCTAAACATCTCATTTAGCTTTTGCTTACGTTCTTCACATCCACAATCTTCACCAAGTACAAACTTTGCAACTGCTGCTACACCTGTTTTTTCTAATACCTTTTCTACTATGTCGCCAACTCCTTTAGGTTCTTTCTTTTTAGTAGTTCGTTTTTTTCTTGTTTTCTTTTTTGGTTCGCTCATATCTTCTCGTAATCTTTATTTATGTAGTCTTCGTAATCTTCTGCTATGTTTTCTTTTATTCTTTCTTTACAATACTTTATTGTATGAAATATTGTGCTTGTGCCAATTCGTGTTTGCTTACTTAACTCCCTCATTGATATTTTGTCGTTTCGATANATATTAAATATGCGTTGGTCNAACCAATGCCAAGTGTTTACTTCGGCTTGTATTCTTGCTTCTAAGATCATTTCTGCATCTTGCTTTTCGATNTANTCGTATTCAACACCTAAGTTTCTNCATTCGTNTATATNTACTTTTTGATGTTTCTTTCTTTGTTTCATTAAGTCNCAAAATATATTTCGTAAAGTGAAATGAATATANGCTCTGTTTACTGATCCGTCTTTTCGTAGAATCTTTGAAACGTCTGAATACTTATCTAAGCGTAAATACATTTCTTGCACTATGTCCTCTGCGTAAAGTTCTTCGCCATAACTTCTAACTATGCGCACATAGTCATCGTGAAACTTAGCAACTTTTTTAAGCCAATTCATTGGTTAGTATCTAAACAAAAGTAATGATTATTTTCTAATAATGTATAGACGAACTTTTAAACAAATAGTTGTGAATAAAAAAAGCGCCCATCTCTGAGCGCTTACCTTATACAAATTAACCTAATCAAAAAACAAATATACTAATTAAAATGGCATATCGTTTTTATCTTCTTTTGGTTTGTGGCCATATCCAGCTTCTACTTCTGCTTGGTACGGTTCTGAAAACTTAACACTAAAATACTTTTTGCCGTTTTTAGATTCGTTTAGCCACATAGCTAATTCTTTTTCTTTGCCATCAATCATTGCTTTGCCTTTGTAATCTGGTTGCTGCTCCGTTTTTTTGTAATCGTTTTTAAAGATTGCACCTGTGTTGTCTTTCTGTTCCATATTTATTTATTTTTATATTGATTAATTGTTTCACGAATTAAGTCTGAAATAGATTTGCCATAATATTTGGCTATTGCTCTTAATTCCTCTCTTTCTGCTTTTGTTACTCTTGCGTTTATAATTTCGCTTTTTACTTCTTTTACTTCCATATTTATTATTTATTTGTTTTTAATTCTTCTACTGATTGCAAAAAAGCATCTGCACCCACCAAAAATAATTCTGATTTTTTTAATATTTTTGTAAATAATTTAATTAAATCTTTTCTTTCTGCTTCATCTAAACAACTTAATTTTATTAATGTACTTGAACATTGCAAATGCTCTTCTAATTCTTCAATAAATTGCACAAACACTAAGTCGCAATATCCCTTTTGTTTAACCAATAATTCGTGACAATACTGCCATTTATATAAAGGCATACATTCTAAAAAACTTACTGGCATTTCGCATTCCATAGAGTAATAAGTATCTTTTTCAATCACACCTTGTTGAACCCAAAGTTTAATTTTGTTTTGTTCTGTCCATTCTAATTCCATTATTCCATAGTTTTACTTAAAATATAGGCGCTCAACGTCTTTCGTTGTCGCCTTGCTTTTTCTTTTAAAAGCTTTTTTTCTTCTTGTGTTACTCTTATTGTAACGATGTCATTCTTTCGTGTTTTCATTCTATTAAAGTATTATAGTATTCTCTACATTCTTCTATGCGTTTATAGATTGCTTGTATTACTTCTTCATCGTAGTTTACTTCAAACGTCTTGATTCGTTTTTCTGTAGGTATATGGTCGAAATTGTGTTTAGCTTCTACTTCTTGACGTAGTTCTTCGTTCTCATCAATTAAATGATTCTTCCAGTGTTCACGCCTTACTTCGTCTTCTATTATTTCGCTTGGTGTATTTGTTAAGCAGTAAACAAGTAAGCTTTCAGTCTTGCCAGTTAAAGCCATATATCCCATTAGTTGATAGTAATAGTCTTTAGTTGGTATGTCTTCTGCAAAGAATGGAAACGTCGTGCCATCGTAACTGCTTTTGATATCTAAAAGAATATCGTTCGTGTTTACATCTGGCGTTCCTGTTAAGTAATCGTTGTTAAAGTGTTCTTCGTTTTTATGCATAAAGCCATAATCTAAAACTTGTTGTGCAAGTTCTATTGATTCACCTTCTACAATATTGCCTTTGTCTGTGTAACGGCTTGAAAATTCTTTCTTAATGCCGTACATTTCTTTAATAGCTAATTCTTGTAAATACGTTTTGCAAGTTTTACTCAATACTTCAGACTTGCCCCTTGCGTTGGTCATTATTTTACCAAGCGCACTACATCTTATTTTTAACATATTTTGAGTGCTTTAAGTTGCAAGTCGCTTAAATCATATTGGCTTTTAAGTTGGTCTTTAGTGTATGTACCTTCTTGTACTGCTTTTATTGCGCTTTCAAATCTTGCTTTTGTTAAAGTTTTCTTCGTGTTTTTCTCCTTGCCGTGTGTATTTGTTACATCGGCATCTTTCGTATCGTCAATTAAAAACAATCCGTTAAGTGCGTACTTTCTTGCATAGCTTGACGAACTACCAAAGCTTTGTGCTATGTCCATACCTTTACGATCTGGATTGATACCAGCCTGTGCTTTTACTGCTTGTACTTTATTGCCATCTGTAATCATAGCAGTAGATTCAATATACATATATCCAGCAGCTTCTTTTACTTCATCTGTTAAGTTCAATACTAAACCGTTTAATAACGGCTTAACGGCTTCCATAATATCTTCACAACTTCTGTACTTGTAATTGCCAAACTTGTTAAATTGGTTTTTTGGTGCTTTTAGTTCTTGCTGAATAATATTCAGTCTTTCGATTAGTGTATTTTTCATAATGTATTTTTTAAATGTGTATACAAATATAACTAAATTATTTTAGAATTGTATATACTTATTAAACAATATTCCTTTTCTACTTTATTCGTGTTTTCGAAGTCGGTGGTTTTTGGCATCCTACTATCTACAATCCATTTCGGCTTTAATTTTCGCAAGTCAAAACAATAGATTCCTTTTGGTGTGTAGTTTACATACAATGGTATTTCTTCGTACAAGATGTGCTTAACCATTAGATGTATGTATTTGCCTCTTTCAAGCATTAAGTTATTGTAGTGTGTCTTTCGGCATTTAAGTTCTATTCGTGTTTTCGTAGATTTGCTAAAACAATCGTGCTTTGAGTATTGGTCTTTGCTCATATTTAAGTCAGTCCAATAGCGTTTAAGATATTCAAACAATTCACTTTCGGACATCTTTCTTTTTTTGTTTGTATAGTTCTATTATTTCTTTTAGTTCTTCACGTGTGAACTTTCTTATCTTGTGTGCTTGTTCGTGCAGTTTTATTAGTTCTTCGCCTCCTATTCGTTTTTCTATTCCTATTTGGTAGTTAAGTAGGTTTCCGTGTTTGTGTTGGTTACAGGCTACGCATTGACCGTGAACATTATTCTCATCAAAAGTTACGTTCTTGTGGCTTGTACTAAAGTAGTGACCAGCATCGAACTTTGTACCTAATGGCTTATTACAACTTACACAAGGTTTATGCTTATCACGTTCTCTTATATATGCGTTAAAGTATGTTTGTGCTTTTTTAGTTAAGCTTTGCACCGTTTCTAATTCGTCTTTTAGTCGCTTCTTTTGTTTCTTCCAATTCTTTGCTTTTGCCGATTCTACCCAAACACGAACACACTCACTTTTAAAGCAGTATTTTTGGTTAAAGTGTTTAGCTTCAAACTTTTCTTTGCAATTTTTACATCGTGGCATTAAATACCTTCTTTTAAGTTTTCTACTAAAATATTTAATTTATCTATTTCGTGTTTCTGTTCGCTTATTTGCATTTGCAAACGTAAATTAGTTTTGCACTCTAAAATAAATTCTTCTTCTAACTGCATAAACACGGATTGAAATTCTGCTACATCTTCTAAACTTTCAAGCATCGAATTAATAAGATCGTGTCGTTCTGGATGCGTTTTTTGCAATTCTTCAATACTACTTGTAAACTTTATAATTGTAGTTTGTAGGTTTATCTTTGCTTTTAGTAAATCTATGCTTTCCATTTATTCGTGTTTTTCTTGTGCGTAAATCTTGTTGTAAATATTCGGTGCTGGGTTTTCCTGTTCATAATATAAAAACTTTTCGCTATCAAACCATAATTCAAGCTGCCCTATGTTACCAACTGAACGTGGCTTAATTTTGTTAAAGTTAATCGTTGCTTGGTTATAACTTAAATCTTCACGGTGTACCGTAATCATACACTTGCCACTATTAAACCACTCCGAACCACCTTTTAAATCATACGGTGATGGTACGCTTCTTTTGCCGTTTACTTTTTCAGTTAGTTTTGGGTGTATAATTGTATGTAAGTGTAGTTCGTTGTCTTCAGCTATTTGGTTTCTATATGGCAATACAACTTCTAAATATTGTGCATAGCCACCGTATTCGTGGTATGGGTGGCTTAAATCTTTCCAGCTATCAATACTTGCAGTTTCTAATCCGTGTTTTTGTTTAAGTTCTACTGCATAATCATAAAACTCAAACGGTGTCATCTTCGCTTTTACATCTTCTTTAGTTAGTATTTTAAAGTGTTCAAATATCCAATCTAAACTATTTGTTATTTCACGGTCTTTAATTACGTTTTTTTCTAAAGGGTTAAAGCTTTTGCCTGTAAGCTTGTGAATTAAATCTGCAACTATTTCTACGTTGTTTCCTACATCTGGAAAATAAACAAGATGTTTCCAGCCATAAAACTTACTTGTGTTTAGTAAGCACTCCATTAATACTTGTGTTTTGCCACTCATCGGAAAACCTGTCCAATCGGTGCAGTTGCCTAATTGCATAGAATAAAACTCATCTAAACTTCGCCATCCTAAATACTTGCCTTTTTGATGGTAATTATCCCTGTGCTTGTATATCTTGCCAATTATATCTTTTGTTTCAGTTACTTTATATCCTTTCAATCCCACGGTGCTTTAAATCCTTTACTTGTTTCTACTTCCTTTTTTGTTTGTTCTTTCTTTAGCCAATTCTTGGCAGTTAAATATAAGCTTTTATAATTCGTGTTTTTCTTGAAGTTCTGAATAGCATCACAAACACTATCAATTTGTTGTTTAGTATAATGTTCTTCTAACTTTTTAAACTCCTTAAAACTCATAGACAAATGCGCGAAGCGCCTATATGTTTCTTTCTCATTATCATTATCTGTATCATTATCGGTTATACTTGTTATAGGTTTATAACACTTGTTATCTTTGTTATCTTTTCCCCATCGTTTTGCCATTCCTTTTTTACCAGCTTCGCTTTTCTTTTTGCACATCTTTTCGTAAGTTTTTAAATCACGCTTTAAGTTTTGTTTAATTGGTTCAAAACAAACTTGTAGTAGTATGTCATCGGTTTCTGGGTTTAAGTCGTTTACATACTCTAAAACGTGTTTAAATAGCTTTCCAGCTTGATCATCGTTTAACTTTTGCACGGTGTGTATTAAATCACAATACAATAAAAAACTTTTCTTGTTTTCTGCCATAAATTAAGGTATAAAAAAAGTGTAACGCTTTCGGTGGGTAGGAACACTTACTAACGTCACACTTAAAAAAATTCGATTGTCCTACCAACTCCACAAATATATTAAATTAATTCTTTATAAAGTTCTTTTTGTGTTCTTCCTTTTATAATTTTTAAATCTTTTATTGTAGTAGCTTTTAAAATATCACGTTTTAAATTGTATTCGTGTTTATGTAGTTCAAACTTGCCATCGTAATCAGCTATGTCAAGCAATAAGAACGCGTTTGCCGTCTGTTTAAGGTTTTCATATCGTTTTATGCCGTGTATGATTGTAGCGTGGTTTAAATCGAATAATTCAGCTATGCGACTATAAGTTACACCAGCGTTTCTTAAAAGATTAAATAAGTACATTCTTCGGTGTGTATAGTATGGCTTTCTACATTTAGATTTTAGTCCGTCTTTTCGTATGTGATGTTTAACTTTTCTAATTAAGTCCTCCATAAATCCAAGTAATTATAAGCGTGTAAATATATTCAAAACATTTCTTCATACTTTTTCTATGCTTATGATCAACTTTTCCCATAAGCCAAAAGCTTTAATTGCTTCTTGCCTATCGTCTGCTTTCACGTATTTAATAGCGTGGCACATTTCTGCGCTTGTGTCGCTGCCTTTGTAATATTTGTATAGTATTTTATAAGTGTTCATTCGTTCGTCTTTTTGTATTAAGTAATTACAATATAGTTCTTCGTTGAAACTATCCCAGAACTCTAATTTAAGTGCTTCCATTGTAATCATTCGCCTTGTAGTTTAATTCGGTTTAATCTTGCGATATCTTTATTCGTGTTTACGTCTTCTGACACGTTGCCTGTTAGTTGGCTTTTTAGTCGGTGTATTTCTTGGTTAATTGCTTTGTCTTTTTCATCTACGGTAAATCCGTTTTTTTCAAGTAGCTGCTTTGCTTCTTGTATTTTCTGTTGTTGTTTTCGATAATACTCAAAAATTGGATTGCTTATACTCATTGNTTATTTGTTTTTNTTATANATTATTTTTTCGTCTTCGCTTAAAGNTTCGTAGTTGTAAATTGCACACGATAGCATTTCGGCCTCTGTGTTGTAGTAAGGTTCGTTTTTATGTCCTAAACAACCTTTGCCGTTTTTAACACTTCCAAAGCTTACGTAGTACCATTTGTTATTGTACCTCATCCATTTACTATGTTTCATAGTATATTAAGTTGTTGTTCTAAAGCCGTACAAATATCTTTGTCGTTATAGTAAACTATCCCAGCACATAGCAAAGTCTCGCATTTAACGTGGTAATAAATTGTATCGCTTTCTGCATACGTTATATCGTCTGTAAAACTATTGTAGCTTACAGGATATTGTTCAAAACCTATTTCTACTTCTATTTCTACTTGACACGGTGTATCGTTGATTGTAAAGGCTACGATTTCATCGTCTTTATGATCTATTTGTATTTCGTAACTCATATCTTTATAATTGTCATAACTAAATAATAACCAATAAAGCACGACCATATAAAAATGGCACTTGTAATCAATTCTCTTTTTGCTTCTTTTCTTTCTTGCTTGTTCATATCTCTTATTTAAGTGTTTTTCTTACTTTGTTAAATCTCTGATCTAATCGTTTAATACATAGCTTGTATGTGTGTATGTCATCGGTGTATTTGTCGCGTAGTTCTTTAAACATACCACCACAACCATTAATACTATCGTGCTTTAGTTCTATTCGGTCTTTAAAAGATTGTATACCTTCTTCAAGTCCTACTAAAATTTGTAATTTTTCCATTCGTGTTTTCATAAGTGCTAATTTTGTATAAACAAATATACTATTAATTAACAATATTATACTACTTTTCAACAAAAAAAGTTACAATTATTTTATAATGTGCTATAAAACAACAAGTTAAGTATTAAATAAATCTTCGTGAATCTACTATTTTAGTAATGAAATCTTGATCGTCTGTACGTTTTCGATCAATGTTTAAATCAAGTATGCGCCCCCCTAATGGTTTTACGGGTGCCCCTCGTTCAACGTGCCAACCGTAAGCACCTTCTTGGTATTCTTCTTTGTATGTTCCTGTAATCATACTATGTAGATACTTATGTTCTACCTTATATCCGTTTTTAGTTTGGTATTTTAAAGAATCTCTAACATCATTTCGGCAGCTATTTTCGTGAATATGACCCATACTGAAGATATCGAACCCCTCGTACATCTCTAACGCCCTTGTTAAGTTTAAAGCACCTTTAGTAACTACACCACCACCCCCAGAGCCGTGAAAGTATTTTATTTTAAATGGAAAAGCTTTAGTGTGTTTAATTAGTTTAACAATTAACCAACCACCATACCCACCTGTTTGTACGTTTGAATGGCATTTTAAATTAAGCAAGTCTACAAACCTTTGAAGAATATCTGTTTCTTGCCACTTGATTATAGCAGTTTCGTGGTTGCCGTAGCCAATAACTGTAAGTATGTCTGCATAAGGTGCAAACCATTCTACTGCCGTTTCTACAATAGAATCTAAATATCTTGCGTTGTTATGTTCTGGTCGTATATCGCTTTTGTTTCTTCTATTATCGCCACGTCCTTGCATCAAACAAAACATATCACCGTTAATCATAACAGGGATTGAATTTTCTTTACAATAATCAAGGTGTTTTTTTAGAAGTTCTTGGTCGCATTTAGGGTTGTCCCAATGCAAATCGGATAGCATTGCTACTTGGTTAGTATGTTCTAATTGTAATTCGTGTACGTTTCTTCCGTGTTTTATTAGTTTCATAAGTATTTATTTACCAGCTTAGTGCCAAACAACCCCACAAGAAAAACACAAGCCACAAATATAAGCATACCCCAATAGTTTGGCTTCTTGTTTATTTTGGCATCTGCTTTTGCTCTGTGTACTTCTACCCTTGTGATCATTTTTAAAGTGTCGCGTTTTAGCTTATATTCTATTCGTGTTTCTAAACGTGTTTGAGGCACAAAAACATTCTTATACATTACTACTGTATCTTTAGAACTAAAGAACTTTTGGTAAACTATTGTATCGTGTTTTATTATAGGTATAGAATCTATTGTGCTAATTCTTATCGTGTCGCTTGTTTTAAGCACTTCTAATCCCTTTTTAAGTGCCTTCCTATAGTGATACTTAGCTGAACACGAATAAAGTGCTAATATCAAAAATAAACTAAATAATCTCATATTCTGTTTTTACATCAAAACACGGACAAGCTTTGTTAGCAAATTCGTTGTGACCGTGAATGGTCATATCTTTATTGTATTCATACATTAGTTGGTGCATTAATTCAATTAAAGCATTTTTTTGCGCATCCGTTCTTGTGTCTTTTGGGTGCTTCATATCTTTAGTCATTCCACCCACATAGCAAATTCCAATACTACCTGTATTTTGATAGGCACAATGTGCACCTCTTTTTGTAATCGGTCTTCCGATATGAACACCACCTTTTAAGTCAATAACATAATGGTAGCCAATATCGTTAAAGCCACGTGCTAAATGCCACTTGCGTATCGTTTCCACGCTGACCTCACGATTTTCTGGGGTCGCTGAGCAGTGGATTATGATTTTATTTATTTTTCTCATTAATGTTTTTAAAGTCGCTTGTTACTTCTTTTGCTCGTGCAAATAAGTTTTTAAGTGCTTGAAACAAGTCTACATTTTTTACTGCCTTAAAGTTTTCGTTTATAGATACAATTTCTACAGAAACAAGAACCAAAGCCAATATTTTAGTAGTTAGCAACTCAATACTAAAGAACGTCATTACAATATCGTTTAGTAGGTAATAGTCCATTAAGTAAAATAGCATTACGGTTGTTTCGTATAATAAGATCTTAGAAATAATTGCCGAAAGTCTACGGCTGCTTACAGGTGTTTTCGTTTTTTTGGCTTTCCAAATTCCTGTGATTGTATCAAATACAATACAAAAAAAGATTAAAATTAATATGCCATAAATAGGCAAAAAGAAGCTGCTAACAACGGTTAATAGTTGCATTGAATATAGTTTAGTTTTAGTTATCAGCAAAAGTAACTGTTCTTTCATTGTTCAAGTTGTTCTACAAGCATATAAGTTAGGTAAATTACAAAGAAAATACCAAATGATTGTATGTGTAATTGTGTAGTAAATAGCATTGTTATAGCAGCGAAGTAGCCACTAATAAAATATAATACTGCAAGTATGTTTGTGTGCCTCATTATTTCGTTTCTATATCTTCAGTCCAAGCATCTGTAGCCATCAAAGCAAGTGCCTTAGAATGGCTTAAAGTTTGCAATGGTGTTACTGTTCCATCACTTATGAAGCTTGGTATTTTATTGTACTTAATTACAAACTGCAATTTGTCTAAAGATTTTCTTATTGTGTTTTTAGATGTTTCACCTATTTGCGAAAAGTCAATACTTGATAAATCTGCTATGTTTATTATTACGTATGTTTCTGCTGCTTTTTTCATATTTTCTTAGGTTGGTACATCTGTTGAAAATGCAGT